CGTCGGACCTGCTGTTTATCGAAGGCTGGACAGACAAGCGCCCGCCGGGGGCAGTCTCGCCTTTCATTGTGTGGCCACTCGGCGACGAGACCGCGCCAGCAATGGTGCTGACGCCGATCCTACAGGAGACTTTGCTTACGCAGATCGGCGACATCCCCAAGGCCAAGAAGCTCGTGGCTAAGTACATGCTGACTAAGACGTTGGTGGGTATGAAGTCTGGGCAGAAGGTCTGGGTCTCGCCTATCAGTTCTCTTCCGCCTACTTCACAAGACTTTATCGGGGCGCAGTACGAGCTGTTTGTGCGTAAGAAACATGTGGAATGACCTAGACTTTCGAGCCTTCGACGGACCACCGGGCAGCGGCAAAACACGCAAGATCGTCAGTCAGGCTATGGCCTTCCCAGGAGATGGGGCGGTCATCACTTACACCAACGACGCCGCCGCAGTTGTACGGTCCCGTGCCCCTATGGTGCAGGCGGGTACGATCTACTCGTTGACGTGGCCTTACGTCAAAGAGTTCGTGGACAAAGCCTCAGTTGGCAAGGCGGGGTCCAACAAGGCGTATAACCAACGGAAGATCGAGCACATCTTCGACCCCGCCCTGCTGAGCTACGTTCACGACGCGCCCAGCAGCCGCCCGCCCCACCGCTCTGAGCACGTTGCCAAGCTGCTGCACGCCTGGAGAGGCGGAGATCCCCCGACCAACCTGAGCAGCGAGACGGCGAGCGGCCCGCTGAAGTTCGTGCTGCCGCTGGCCCGTTGGCTAGAGGCTGGGGCACCGATGCCGGAGCAGGATCGCTTGGATTGGGTGTTGATTGACGAGGCGCAAGATGTAGGTTGGGTGGAGCTGCGCGCCGCCGCTGCGCTAGTACGGGCGGGGGGCCATGTCCACGCCTACGGAGACCCAGGACAATCTATCTTCGGTGAATCCAAGGGCGTCTTCGGGGCCTCACTCCCGCCCGTCTGGATGGCGACAGACGACAAGACCATCTTGAACAAGGGCTGGCGAGTCGGCGACCCCGTGGCCTCCGCCGCTGCCCGTGTCCTCATGTCTTACTACGATCGCCCAGCTAGCACCTTCCGGGCGGAGCACGGGACACAGATACTAACTTGGGACGGGTCCACTCCCCCGAGGATTGGGCTGGTCCTGGCCTACTCCAGACGCGCCTTGTTCAAGGCGTTCAAGGGGTGGGGCCTGCGCAAGACGGCGATCGTACCCAAGCTGGGTAGGGCGGATAACGACCTCGTACTCTCTACCGGCCACTCGGCCAAGGGCGCAGAGGCGGATGACGTTTACCTGCTACCGTGGTCGCGCCAAGCAATCGAGCGTTTCGAGAAAAGAGATCCGGCGACCGTTCGCCTTCTCTATGTGATGATGACGCGCGCCAAGCGGCGGCTCTTTCTACCAAGAACAATCAGAGCGAGGTTGCCCCTATGAACTACTACTTTGAGGCCATGAAGACCAAGCTGACCGCGCTGTATAACAGGGTGTCGGCAAAGTCAGCCTGCGATAGACAGCTTACGGTGATTAGCCGACCGCCCGCCCTGCGGAGAACTGACCCGCTGATCCAGTTCAACTACTGCGTAAAGCGTAGGCAGGGTTACATGTTGATCTTCAACACCGACGAGTTTGTCGGGGTGAGTTTGCCGGACCACACAGCGACTAACGATCAGCTTGAGCAGCTGGACGAAGTGTGGGAACGCAGCCTCTCTTGGCCACCCATTCAAGTTCAGGCGATGTACGAAGACGGAACCTGGGCGATGCGATACAACCTCAACCCCGGCGTTGCGCAGTTCTTGCAGAGCAAGGGCGTGGCGACGCTGCGGGTCCAGCTGTATGAGACGGTCGATGTACCGGCATCGAACGAGAAACGGGCTGCCCTAGAATCCAACCTGCTCGGGTTCAACGGCAAACCCATCACCCCAATCAAAACGGCAATAACGCTATGAATATTTTTTACCTTGATAGGAATGTACGTTTGTGCGCCGAAGCCCATTGCGATAAGCACGTTAGCAAAATGATTATTGAGTATGCGCAGCTCATGTCCACAGCGCACCACGAAACAAACTCACCACTTGCCCCCCACTGTTACCGACGCACGCATGTAAACCACCCGAGCGCGGTCTGGGTCAGGGAGTCACAAGATCACTACTCTTGGCTTTACGAGTTGTTCCGCGAGCTAAACAACGTGTACAGCGAGCGTTACCGAAAAACACACGCCACCTGGACCAAGCTAGCAAACGTGCTATGCCACAACCCTAGCCTGCTGCCTGCCCGTGGGTGGCAAGATCCGCCACAGTGTATGCCTGACGAGTTCAAGGCGGACGACGTTGTAGAGGCGTACCGCAACTACTACCGTATGGGCAAGCCTTTCGCGCGCTGGGCGCACACCCCTACACCGAGCTGGTTCTATGTACCATCGACTGTCGTTTCCGCAGCTAACTGAGATTCTGGATAGAGCACCTGCCGATCAGTGGTGGGTGCTCGATACCGAGACCAATGGGCTGGACGTGATCGGTCACGCCGCACCTCATTATGCTTGGTGGATCGGCCTCGCCCCGCTGGGCTCGCCCAATACGTTCGTGATCAGCAGGGACGAGTTCGAGGAATGGGGACTGGAGGAGCGGTTTCGTCGGCTACGCCTGATCGGCCACAACTTGCGCTTCGACCTGCACGCGCTGGATCTTGTGCCTGAAGTCGAGTGGCGGGACACGATGGTCGCCGCCTACTTTAGCCACACCAGCGGGCGGCACTCGATGGACCACATCGCTGCGGTCAACGGCTGGCACAGCATTCCGACCCCGCCGCTGCTCAAGCAAGGGAAGATCGCGCAGGTGCCTGAGGCTGAGCTGTTCGAGTATTTGGCGAACGACTGCACAGTTACCTCTCTCATGGCCAAGCGGCTGCGCATGGACGCGGCGGCCTTCGACTACAAAGTAGAGAAGGCGGTGTATGAAATGGAACGCCAGGGCATTGAGCTGCTGCTGGACAAGCTCGCCGGGGTGCGGAGGCGGCTGACGGCGATGGAGGCGGACGCGCTAGCCCACCTGCAAGGCACAGGGCTGGAAGGCAACCCGGACTCCCCGATCCAAGTGGCGGAGTGGTTGATGCGCAAAGGCCGCAAGCTACCCACCACCAAAACGGGCAGGCCGAGCACCTCAAAGATCGCGCTTCAGCAACTCGCCGACAAGGGCGACACGCTGGCCGACGCCATCATCAGCTACCGAAAGCTAGTCAAGCTCCGCACCGCGTTCGTGGACGCGCTGCCGGAGATGGCGGTCGATGGCGTGCTGTACCCACAGACAAACACGACCAGGACCAAGACGGGGCGCTTCTCCTGCAACGCCCCCAACCTACAGCAGATCCCTAAGCGGGGCCCGCTGCGCAAAGACCTGCGCGGATGCATGACCTCGCGCGCAGGGAGAGGCGTCACCGCCTGCGATTTCAGCCAGATCGAACTGCGGGTAGCCGCCGCCTTAGCCAACGAGCCCGTGCTCCTGGAAGCCTTCGGGCAAGGGCGCTGCCCGCACACTGAAGTTGCCGCCAAGATGCTGGGCAAGTCGCTGGAAGATGTAACCCCCGAGGAGCGGTTCGGGGCCAAGGCTGTGAACTTCGGCATCCTCAACGGGATGGGGGCCAAGCGGCTAGCCATTGAGCTGAAGTCCGATCCGAGGGTAGCCCGCCGCTTCCTGGACGACTACCGACGCAACCTGCCCGTGCTCTCGGCGTGGATGGAAGGCATCTGGCGCGAGGCGGAGGAGGACAGGGTGGCCAAGACGGTCGCCGGGAGGGCCAGGATTTTCACCTCAAAGGAGGACACAAGGCCCGCCGTAAGTGTTATCGTGCAGGGGTCGGCGGCTGAGCTGATGCGGCACGCGCTAGTGGCCGTGTCCGAGGCTGGGCTACAGCCGATCCTTACCGTTCACGATGAGATTCTAGTCCCCGGCCAAGGGTCGGAGATCAAAGGCAGATTGGAGGAGTGCATGGCAACCGCCGCAAACGAAGCCTACCCCGACGCTTTCGGGTCCGTTCGCTTCGAGTGCTCAGCAGACAGCGGGGAGACCTGGGGAGATGTCTGAGCACAAAGAAAGCATCGTCGATCTAATCGACCGACGCATCCGAGATGCGTTGGACGAGATGGGCGATCGCCCGCCGAGGGATAAGGAAGCCCTCGCCGGAACCGTGGAGAAACTGCTGAAGGCTAAGCCGCTGGCAGCCGACCACGGAATCAACCTACTCGAAATACTCAACAACCTAGACAAAGGGCCGAAGCCCTTAGAGGACGACAAATGAGCGCAGAGTTCGATGCCGATAACCTGCTGAACGCACGGATCACCGAGTCGGAGTACGAGGGCAAGCGTGGGCTTACCCCGGAAGGCAACTACCCGAACTGCCAGATCGCCGATGTGCGCGCCTTCGAGCCGCACGAGAAGGCCAGGGAGAAGGGCGTCGAAGCCCGGTTCCTTGTGGTGTTCGACTGCCCCACCTACGACGGTGAGCTGTCCACGTTCATCAACTTCAAGCGGCCCCTCAACCCGAAGGCGACCTACACCAAACTGCTCAAGGCGGTCTGGGGAGACAAGGCGGTCGCTATCACCAAGACGCCCCGCGACCTGATCGGGGAGACCGTCAACGTGTCGGTCTTCCACGAGGAGGGCGACTTCGGTGAGTGGGCAGAGTTCCGCTTCACCCCGTCTCGATGATGTCTGGAGCATCTCGCCTCTAGGCTTTGCGCGCCTTAGGGGGGCGGGCGTAAAACGCCCCCCACTACTATGAACAACGAAAGCGTAGTTACCATCATCCAGCTAGCAGACGACGCGGCTGGAGTCCTTCTTTTCTTCCCGACGGAAGACGGTAAGGGTAGGATCGTGCCGCTGGACAGCGTGCGCTCGATCATCCCCGACTTCAAACGAGGGGGATCTATGATCTTCCTTCGGGAGTCTGATAAGGCCGTATCCGTCCCTCAGACACCTAACGACATTGCCATTGACCTACTTGACCAAGCAGATTGCGATGACTGAAACCACTACGTTCCCGACCCCCTCGAAGCCCTACCCCGACTGGTCCCGCTTTGTGCGAGACCTGTGGGTGCATGGCATGTCTGTCCACAACATCGACCCCCTCTTGGTCGAGACGCATGTGGAGCAGGCGGCGAAGGCCATTCGAGAGTCGATGACCCGCAGGCAGGAGGCGCAGATGGTGCGGCCCTCCGCGTTCCTGGCGTGTGCAAGGCAGACCTACTTCGCCGTGCAAGGCGAGCAGGGCGGGTCAATGCCCGACAACATCGGCCCGACGTTCGCCGTGGGGCACCTCTTGCATGAGCTGTCCTACGCCGCAATCCACTCCGCTGCTCCGAAGGGGCTCAAGGTGGAGACGGAGAAGGAGGTGCTGCTTCCCGACTGGTGGCCCGATGACTGGCAGCAGTTCAACCAGCACGGGCACATCGACATGCTGCTGACCTTCGAGTCGCCCGAGGTGCAGGCGAAGTTCGTGTCGGAGAGCGAGCCGATCCGAGTCATCGTAGACTTCAAGACGATGGGCGGCTTCTCGTTCAAGAAGCACGGCAAGACGATCTGGGGCGAAGACCCCGACGGCTTCGGATACCTGGCGCAGCTGGCGGTGTACGCCGACGCGCTCGACTACAGCAGCACCGACACGGGGGTCCTCATCGCTGGGATCAACCGTGACTCGCTTGCGCAGCCGCTCCTGCCCAGGCGCATCCCGAAAGAAGCACTCGACGCCGAGGTGGCGCGAGTCAAGGTCGCGGTTGAGATGGCCCTCGAAGGGTCAGACCCCGGCGAAGAGTTCTTGATCAGGCACAACGATGACGCACACTTCTACTGTGGCCGAGGAGGCCGCCCCGGATACTGCCCCTTCCGCGAAACCTGCCGAAGCCGCCCAAGCGCAGACGGACGAGACCTCTGAGGAGATCACGTTCGCGGAGGTTATGCAGGGCATGACCGATCACCAGCTTGTTCAGGTTGGTCTGATCGCCATGGCTCTGCTGCACCAACGCGCTGAGAACGTGACTCAGGATGAGTAACCACATCAAGCACCTGATCGCGGAGCGGGGCAAGCACTACGGTAGCCCGCAGGAAAACCACGCGCGTACTGCGCGACTGTGGAACGCCTATCTTGCCTCGCGCGCGAACGCACCCCTGACGCCGGAAGACATCTGCTTTCTGAACATCTTGCAGAAAGTAGCGCGGTGCCTGGGGGAGTCAGAGCCGACCAAGGATACGCTGCTCGATATCGCTGGCTACGCCAGGAACATCGAGATGATCCTCGGCTACGACGACTGATTGCGGGACGCCTCTCTCCCGAGTTCTTTCAGCTCGCGGAGATAGGCGGTCCCCCGATTGTGCAGGCGGTCGATCTCGCGGTTGACTTCCTTGAACGCGCCCGTGCGGGTGGCCGCGAAGAAAACCTCGCCGTAGGTTTGACCTGAGGCCGAGCTGAGTACCCGGTTGAAAAGGTCGCGCTCGACCTCGCGGAGCAAAACAAACTCTTTGTGTCGGGTGAAGGCCAGGGCAGAGGCCGTCAGGTTGACCTCCGGGTCCGTAGCGTCGAGACCGTACTTGTCGGCGTAGAAGTCTGCCAGCTCAAGCGTAGTCTTGCGGACGATGGCTAGGCCCTCGGCGACGCCGAAGCGGGCCACGGCCATGTCCTCCGCCGACTCCAAGCGGGTCAGCGGACTATCCTTTTTCTTCGGCGCTTCCTGGCTCATAGCTTGATCTCTGTGCGGTTTGCATCCGCATAGCAATGTACGGGTCAGGGACCAGTACGCAGTCAATGTGAGTGTACCCGAGTTCGCGAGCGGCGTAGACCCGATTGGTCCCCCCGCAGACAATGTTGACCACAGGGCTGTCCGGCAGCCAGTCGTGCGCCCACCCCACCTGATCGTAAAACCGAACGATGTCTTCGCGAGGACCGCGAATGACCACAACCGGGTTCAACAAGCCCTGAGACGTGATGGAGTCTCGGATGTTCTCCGCAAACGCAGGCACCGGGCGAACCGGGTAGCTCAAGGCGTCGATCTCCATGGGGCGAACCTCGAACGAGTAGATGACTGCGTTCGGGTAAGAGACGCGGGCCGCCCCCGTGTTTAGCCTCAGGACTTTCAATCAGGAACCTTGTCCGTGAACATGACCAAGGCGGCCAAGGTCGCGTCGTCTTCGTGGCTCGTTTGTCCCGACTCGCCGAGCACTTGGCGCACCGCCAACTTCACGTCGCGCTTCTTCGGAATGTACTTCTTGTCCCACTCCTGCCGCAAGATGCGACAGACCGCGCGCTTCAACGACAGCGGAGAGGCGTGGCGAAACGCCACCCCATGTACATGTGCCCAAGCCACGATGATCGAAGACACAGCCCAAAGGAAAGCCGTCGTCTTGATCTGCCCCATAATGAAGGGCGGAGTCTCGCTAGC